AAACAACATGTCCATTGCCTCGGGTCCTCAGGTGGTCTACAACATTGACCGCTTACCCCAAGGCGAGAACATCACTCAGCTCTACCCATGGAAGGTGTGGCAAGTCACATCAGACCCATTGGCAGGCAGCGCACCTCCTATGCAGTTCTTCCAGCCTAGCTCGCTGTCCGCTGAGCTCATGGCCGTGTACGAGAAGTTCTCTACGATGGCTGATGAATACACAGGCATCCCACGTTACATGACTGGCGATAGTCCTACAGGCGGCGCAGGTCGTACGGCTTCAGGTATGAGCATGCTCATGTCTAACGCTGGCAAGGCCATCAAGCAGGTGATCGCGGCGATTGACGAGAATGTGATCCGTCTTGCCATCGAACGGTTGTATTATTACAACATGCGCTACGGCGATGACCCAGACTTGAAGGGCGACGTCAACATCGTTGCACGCGGCGCTGTCTCGTTGCTGGTCAAGGAGCAAGCTCAGATGCGTCAAGCTCAGTTCTTGCAGATCGCGTTGTCCAACCCACTCACTCAGCAGATCGTCGGTGTCGAAGGCATCGCAGAGTTGTTGCGCCAGTCGGCCAAGACGCTCGACCTCAACCCAGACAACATCGTGCCCCCAGTGGAGATCATCAAGGCACGCATGGCTCAGCAACAGCAGCTTGCCCAACAGCAGCAGCTGGCTATGGAGCAACAGAATGGCCAAGCGCAGGCAGGCGGTACGCCTCCGGCAGCTAACCCCGGAGCTACACTTCAAAATGGAGCCCCGGTCACGAACAATTTCGCAGCAACAAGCGGGATTGGCTCTTGACAACATTAAAATGTTGTACATAATCGCATCAACCTAACGGAGAAATCCCATGCAAGCAATCAACCCAAACGAGTCACGCTCGAAAGAGTACGCTCAAGAATCTGCCAAAACTGATGGCATGTCCAAAGGCCCAGCCTCTCAAGGCAACGGCGGCAGCGACGGCGGTATCTTCGGTACCCTGAAGCGCGGTGGCAAAGAAGTGGCCCAAGAGTCTGCAAAGACTGACGGCTTGTGTAAATAAAAATGGTGCGAGTTGACGAGCGTGTAGCTCGTTGCCTTACACTACTGAAAGCGCAAGAGTTTCAACCACTGGTAGAATTCTTGCAAAAGCAACACGCAGACACGCTAATGCGCCTGTGTGAGGCAAGAGATAAAGATGAAATGCTCCGGCTGCAAGGCCGGGCGTTGCAGGTTAAGGACCTCCTTGACCTTGTCGATGAAGGTAGTACTTTGTTGGCTAAAACCCGTAGACAATGAGCAAACCGTAAAGTCGAAGCTCGGAGTCAAAATTTAACCGTAGTAGCTGACCGTAAGCGTGAGTGGGCACACCGTAACTGGAGCCCTCCAGCGTAGTCGGAGCGAAGGAGATAGAAATGTCATTGCCTCGTGCTGTTCAACAGCAAGTTGAAGATGCTGACGCGCTTGTCGCGCAGCTAAACGGAACCCAGCCTGTTAACCCGGATACTGGTGAACCAATCGTAAGTCCTCAACCCGCCCCTGAGCCACAACCGCAGGATATTTCGCCAGAGCCAGAACCGAAGCCAGCGGTATCTGAAGAGACGTGGGAACAAAAATACCACACTCTGAAAGGTAAGTTTGACGCAGAGGTGCCGCGCCTGTACGCGCAAGTCCGTGAGATGAACAGCCAGATTGGCCAACTGACCACAGACCTCGCTACAGCTAAAGCAACTCCAGCCCAACCTGTTCCGGCCTCGAGTCCGTCTCTGATCACTGAACAAGACAAAGAAGCATTTGGCTCCGACTTGATCGACTTGATCGAGCGTGCAACCGAAGCGAAGCTAGCGGGCAGCCGTCAGCTTGAAGCAAGGTTAACCGCAGAGATCGCCGAACTGAAGGGCAAGCTAGGTAATGTGTCTGAGCGCCAAGTAGTGTCTGATAAAGACCGCTATGAAAGTGCCCTGACGTCAGCAGTACCAGATTGGCAAGCCCTGAATGTGGACCAAGGTTTCTTGAATTGGTTAGCGGAAGTGGACCCCGTTTACGGTATGCCCCGCCAATACGCGCTCACAAACGCGTACGAAGCACTGGACGCAGCCCGTACCGCCACGATCTTTAACCAGTACAAGAAGTCTGTCACGCCACCAGCTCAGTCGAGCAACCGTGCCGATCTTCAGCGTCAAGTAGCACCGACCCGCTCGCGTACGTCGCCAGCTCCTACGAATCCAAACGTGGACAAGCGCATCTATACCCAACAGGATATTGATTCGTTTTACTCTGAATGGCGTCGTGGGTACATCGACGAGGCAGAAGCGGTGCAGATTGAAAAAGATATCCACGCCGCCACCCAAGAAGGACGCATACGCTAACAAGCAGCATCTGTGGGCATGGCGGTAAACCAAACCGTTTTTTAACAGCAGGAGTATTTCCATGTCTACAGTAACCGCAGCAGCAGCGTATCCCATTAACTCCGGTGGTTTTAACACCCCCGGTGGTCAGGTAGCCTATTCCGGCACCGCCTACTCTGGCTCGTTCATTCCAGCTCTCTGGTCTGGCAAGCTGGCTCAGAAGTTCTACGCAGCCACCGTGTTCGGCGAAATCGCTAACACCGACTGGCAAGGCGACATCACTGGTATGGGTGACACCGTCATCATCAACACCATCCCATCGATCACAATCAACAGCTACTCTGTTGGCCAAAACTTGGCTTACGAAGTTCCAGCTCCTAGCACCATCCAATTGGTGATTAACAAGGGCAAGTACTTCGGTGTGAACGTGAACAACGTGTTGGAATTGCAAGCCAAGCCCAAGTTGATGGACATGTTCACCAACGACGCCGCTATGCAAATGAAGATCAACATCGACAAAGACGTGTTGTATTCGACTTTCAACCAAGGCGACGCAGCTAACCAAGGCGCTACCGCTGGTGCGATCTCTGGTGGCTACAACCTCGGTACTGACGTTGCCGCTGTCACTTTGACTGCTTCTAACATCTTGTCTAGCATCACTGCTTTGTCAAGCGTGTTGGACGAAGCCAACGTGCCTGAGACAGACCGTTGGTTGGTTATCACCCCCACAGAGCGTCAAATCTTGATGCAATCGAACTTGGCTCAAGCCCAGTTCATGGGTGACGCCTCTAGCGTTCTGCGCAACGGCAAGATCGGCATGATCGATCGCTTCACTGTGTACGTGTCGAACTTGGTTCCACGCGGCGCTGCTGGCAAAACTTGGATGAACCCCAACACTGGTACTGACGCAACTTCTGCTTCCGCAGTTAAGCGCCACGCTATCTTGGCTGGTCACAAGTCTGCCATCACTTTCGCTTCGCAAATCGCCAAGGTCGAGAGCTTGCAGAACCCCAACGACTTCGGTACTCTGGTGCGCGGCTTGAACGTGTACGGTACTCAAGTTGCCCAGCCAAAAGGCTTGGCATTGTTGGTCGCCGCAGGTTAATCTCCGCAAGGAGCTGGGTAGGGGCTTCGGCCCCTGCTTT